GTGATCATTGGGTGGAACACACCAGAAGCACCCATCCAGGGCTCAGTACGTTCTTCATACTGCAGGCCCATCAGCTTCAAGCCCATCACATAAGTTTTCTCCCATTCTTTGCGGGATTGACGGTCCGTATCTACACTCGCCGCCAGCTCAGAACCAATTCTCTGTAATACCGACTCATCCAGTTCTTCAGCCAAGTTACCGTTAAAGCCTTCACCCTCTTCTTCTGGCTCCTCTTCCATGTCCTCTTCAGGACCTAAGACCTCAACCTCAACAGGCTCACTCTCTAATCCAGCTAAACCTTGGGGCGCTTGATAAACCGATTTGTCGATGTTAGTAGCCATGTATATCCTCAATAATAAGCGTGAGTCTTACGCTTAAAAAACTGTTGTTCCTCAGGTTCATCCGACTGCAGCCTGATAAACCCACCCCGCCTAAATCTCAACAACGCCTGCGTAGAACTATCCACCAAGTCATCATGCTCAGCATTAGGAAATGACGCCATCTGATCAATGACCTCCTGCGCCCACCTAGTCTCGGGAGCCCACACTTTACCCGATCTAAACATGTCCGTCACGCTGTTTATACGAACAAACTTGTCATTCCCCCGACTGGGCGAATACTCCTCAACAAAAATCCCCATGCTCCTGAGCTCATAAATCAACGGCGCGCCAGCAGCCTTTGCCTCAACAATGAACGCATCAGGCTCCCACTCTTTATAAAACTCAAATGCCGTCTGCTTCAACTCCGGAAACTCCATCCGCTTTTGAAACGCATCCAACAAAATAATATTCACATCACTTGGGTCTTCATCCAAATAAAAAACCCCCCACGTCGTACACGCAGAAAAGTCACTCCGCTCACTCTTAGTAAACGCCGTATCCCAAGACTGAATAATAAACTCACACGGCGGCGCTCTATCCGCTTCCCACCTTCTCCACCACTCTCTCTTAACTAATGCACCCTCTTCACCCGTAGGACTCTGCTGGTACTGTGCATTCCACTTAGCCGGCGGCAACTCTTCCTTCAGGGCGGTCAGTTCTTCGATCGACCAAAACTCCGGCCACAATGGATTACCACTGGGCATGATCGCTGGTAACTCAATGACCTCCCACTCCTCACCCTTGTCCCGCATCGAGGCATCTTTAATAACCCGACCCGTCAAATCCCGCTCAGCCCAGCGCGTCATCACAATCACAATCGCCCCACCAGGCTGCAACCGCTGCCGAGGACCCGATGTGTACCACTCATACACCTTGTCAAATACCTCAGGATTCCCCGACGCCATCGCCGCTTCCTGCTCAGAATGCGGGTCATCAATGATCAAAAGGTCCGCACCCTTACCGGTAACAGTACCACCCACACCAATAGCAAAGTACTCGCCGTTCTGACTCGTCGCCCACCGCCCCGCACTCTTACTATCCTGCCTCAAAGATACAGATGGGAACACCCTGCTATATTGCTCACTCCCAACAAGGTTACGTACCTTACGGCCAAAGTTAACAGCCAGGTCACTTGTATTAGAGCTCTGGATAACTTTTTTATTCGGATATTTACCCAAAAACCAAGAGGGCAGGAGGAAAGACGCAAACTCCGACTTCGTATGTCGAGGCGGCATGTTAATGATCAGCCTCTTCAATCTCCCAGCCGCAATCTCTTCAAACTTCTTAGCCATTAGGGCATGGTGTCTACCATGAACAAAAGACGGCCACATCAGCTTCACATACGACATGAAACTACTCTGTGCCACCTCCCGCTCACTCGCCAGCCGGTAATCCTCCACTAACTGAAATATCGGCTCTTGCTGCTCCTTAGGCAGGGCGGCAATCAGCTTCTCAATCTCACTCAACGTCCAACTCCCTAAAGTTGATATACACAGGCCTCACCGACCGAGCAGCCCCCTCTACCCTCTTAACAACCCCAAGGCGCACTAATCTATCCACGATCTCCTTCGTGTTACCCAACCCCATCTTCCCACGGGCAACAGCAATGTTTCGGAGAGACGGCCCATACCCATACCGCTTCCAAAACTCATCTATTATCAAAAACACCTCAGTCTGCATAGGCGTCATACCAGCCTCCATACATTCCTCAAACGTCTTCTCCCTACGACGCTGAACCATCTTCCTATTGATCAATACTTTTTTCATGCTGGTAATATTAACACCTTGACTAAGCAACTATTGTCTAAGCAAGCTGTTAATAATTCCACTTGGGATATCCCCCCCGTGGGTCCGCTGTTTGGCGAGCATGGGGGTGGGTTTCCACAAACTAGGTGACAGAGGGTGGGGAATAATGTTCATGGCCGAGCGCCGGTGCCACCGGTCGAAAGAGGGGGGTGGGGGGTGGGTGGGGTCGGCTCGTCTGCCGGATCGGCGGCGATCGGCTCTGGCATGGCGGCGGCGTTGAGCTCATCCAGCAGCGAATCGGCAGAGCGGATCACGTCAACGTCAACGGCTTGGGCGTTACTGAGTCGGCGAAGCTCTTCGAATATCTTGGCCTTGGCATCCTCTGAGCTACTGATGGTTCGCACTTCGGTTCGCTCAGTGAAGGCTGACACCTCTGTGATCTGGCCGGCAACCTTGGCAGCGTTGATCTTCACGGCGGGCGGCGTCTCTGGATTTATCATGACGTCAACGAGCGTTTTTATTACCAGAGCACGCAGAGCGGCAGGCGTGCGCTGTTTTTCCCCCTCTAATGCTAGGCGGTAGGCTTCGGCTTCATTCATTATTCGGGCATCCTTTTTGAAACGGCTTGCATGATTTCCAGCTGTAGTGGGTTTCGCCGTCTTACTGTATGCGAGACGATAAGCCTGGGCCCCTGTTTCACCCCTGGCGATATGGTGAGCGAATTCTTTTTGTTTGTGTGTCAATCCCCTGGTAACTGTAGGACCTAGGACTTCAGACAAGGGGAGTTGGTCCATCGCTTCAGCTGCCTGCCTTCGGCTAAGGGGGCGCGGGTTTTTATTGGTCGTCGTCGTTTTCATGCCCGCGAGACTACCAGAACAAAAAAAGAAAAAAAACCTAGCACGCCTGGCCAGGTTTATCTCTGGTCTCTGCAACCGGTCCCCTGGTAACGTTTCCACCCCGTCTGATCCCTCACCCTGGTATTAATTCCACCTTGGCCACACCCAGGCCGCACGGCTTCGCCTGAGCCGCTCGAATCGCGCCGCGATCCTTCGGGCCTGGTTTATACAGTGGTTTTACTGTATGCCATGTAAAGAATTGTAAAGAACCTATATCAGCCGTTGACACATGCAATATAACTGCTACATTAACACCCGTGCTAACTGATAGCACGCCTTAAACAACCAACCGAAAGGATCTCAAATGACTAAAGCCGAAACCCACGAAATTGAAAAGTCCCTGCAGTTCGCAGCTGCCGGCATGGGTCCCGATTACCTGGCCCGCGTATTGTCGGCACTTTATCGCGCCACCCGTAGCAAGGCCACCAAGCTGGAAATTTTGGTCCTGGCCGCCGAGCACAACATTACCAACAATCCCGAATTCATTGTCTAAACCAACGGGGCCCCGGCCCCTTACCTGGAGCGCGTGACATGTATCGCATAACCGACACCTACGGGACCAACCGCACCGCCTGGACCTGGGCCGAAGCCTTGGCCTGGCTTGCAGCCTGCAGCCCATCCGCCCGCATTCACAACCGATTCACCGGCCGCCTGATAGCTGGCCGCAACCAATAAGGAAACACCACCATGAGAACACCAAGTATTAAAACCCTGCGCGAAATTTTCGGAGACCAAGCCGCCCAGGCAAAAGAAATTTTGAAAATGAGCCGGGAGGACCTACTAGAAACCCCGGAAGGCTACGCACGCTTTCAGGAATGCTACAACTCGCCAGGGACCGCCGACCTGCGCTTGACATGCTTAAACGCCCTGGGCAACTTTCACGGGGTGGAGGGTTTCCAAACTACCCGGGGGACCTGCCTATATCTAAACGCTGGGGACACCTACGCGCCGACCCTGGTTTTACTTGCAGGCCGATACCGCGTAACCAGCTGGGGCGATATCGCCGAGCGCTACGCCACCGAATAAAGGCCCGCTGATAGCCCCGCGAGCCGGGGTTATAGGAGCGCTTTTGCTCAAACAGTAAACCACCGAAAGACAAACCATGAAACACGAAAATTTACTCGCTGCAGCCGTTGACACCCTGGGAATGATCCAGGCACAAATAGCCGACCTGAAAAAACAAGAGGCAACTATTCGCGCCGAGCTCGAAGCCGTCGGCTTGAAACACATTGACGGGAATTTATACCGCGTGACCATTACCACATGCGACGGGAAGGCTACTATTGATTGGCGCGCTATCGCTCAGAAATTCGAGCCATCCCGCCAGCTGATCACCGCCCACACGACGATCGGCAATGAATACACCCGGATGACCGTATCCGCACGCAAGGGGGCCTGAGATGTTTTCAATTAACGACCGCGTAATAACGCACAAATACGGCCCCGGCACGGTTTCAGGATTCGAAAGAATAACCCATGTAAACGCACCCGCAGAACATCCCAGCGAATACCAAGCCGGGGATCGCATAGCCGTTCAGCTGGACACCCCCAGCAATTGGCCGCTTCACGCCACCACAAATAGCGACCCCTACTTTTTACCCGCCGATTTAATAAGGGAGATTTAATCATGGCCACACAATTTAATCCATTCCCCGAAGTATCCAGCCGATACGGCGCGCCAATGGGCCGCCGAGGGGATAACCCGGCAAACCTTCAAAACGCCAAACGCCTACACGCACGACGCCAAGGTGGTGGAGAAGGATACGACAAGGGAGGGGCTTATTGGGG